TCGTCGAGGTCGGCATTCTCGGCCATCAGCAGTCCGCCGAGGTTGGAGTTGTTGCCGAAGAAGGCGCCGGCGTAGCGCTCCGCCGCCAGCGCGATACCGATCGCCTGCCGGGCCTTGTCGATCACCGGGTAGGCGCAGTACCCGTCGTACCCGAGGCCGCTGATATGGATCATGTCCGCGGCTTCGATGATGTGTTGGGCATCGCCGTCGATCCGGTACCGGAGCTTCGAGCGATAGCGGCCGTTCGGCAGTTTCGTCGTCTCGAGGAATGGCTGGACCCGATTCGGTGTCAACGGCCAGAGCGCCACCGGCTGAGTGGCGCCGTTGCGCTCGATCTCGGCGAACGCTCCCTTGAGTGTGAGGGCGTGCGCCTGCAGCGTTTGCTTGAAGTCGAAAGCGCTCATGTCCGGGTTGGCTTCGTGTTTGAGCAACCAGTAGGTCTTTGACGTATCGAAGGGCCGGCTTCCGCCTTCCTTGATGCGGATGCGCAGATTGAGCGGTAACTTCGCGAGGTCTGAGGAGCTTTGATTCACCGCGTCGTACACGGCCGAGAACGTGAAGACGTTCGCGTCGGTGACCGAGATGCCGGCCGCGGTTTCGTAGCCGGCGCCGAAGTACTTCTCCATCGCCTCCCTGTCCGACGAGAGGAACGGCCCGACGGTGTAGGACCGGACCGCGTCGAGGGCACGGCGCATCAGCGACGGCTTGGCGTCGTCGGACCGTTCGCGAATCGAGATCGTTGTCGGCATCGGTTATAGCCCCTGACGGAGAACCGGCCAGAGCGCGATCGCCAGGCAGAGGAGCCCGAACACGATCCACGCCGCCGCCGTGGAGAACAGCGCCACGCCGTACAGCACCGCGACGGTGCCGACGAGGAAGAACGCCAGCATGATGAGCACGGGCACGGTTAGGCGACTCCTACAAAGATCGATTTCCGACGCGTCGGCAGCACCATCAGCTCCTTGATCGCCATCGCCGACGCGATGACGCCGTCGATCACCTTGCTCTCCTGCTGCGGCTTCTCGAGCCACAGGGCCCCGAGCCGATCCCGCTTCGGCTCAGCGTTGGCGAAGTTGAACTTCAGCACCGGGTGCCCGGTCCAGCGCAGGCGCTTGTGCAGGACGAGGATCTCCATGAACTTGAACGCCTCGGACAGCTTCTTCGCCTGGCCCACCGACACGACCTGCTTGCCGAGACGGGCGTCGTCGCGCAAGCGCATGAACAACATCCGCCCGTGGTTCTCGTCCATGCCGAGGCGCTGAATCCGGAACCGCTTCCAGAGGTCGTCCTTGACGAACTCATAGATCGCGTTGTGGTCGATCGCCGCGCCGGGCGTCGGAAACAGGAACCCCTTGCGGGCCCACTCGTCGTACGGAATCCGCTCCTTCCGCACGCGCTCGAGCAGCGTCTCCTCCGGGATCCAGAAGTAAGGGATCAGCTCCACCGAAAAATTTAGGGTGTAGGCCAGGCGCACACGTTCGCCCTGCTCGTCCATCCCCTCAATCTCCACCTCCTGCGGCGTGCCGGCGCCTGGCGCATCGTCATGGCGCAGCGCGACGACGGCCGACGTGAGGTCATGGGTGCTGGACGGATCGAGCCCGAGCGCCGCAGCGACGAGCGCGGCGTTGTTTGTGCTGGACTCCCAGGGCACCAGCGACGTCGTGCCGTCAGCCGCGACCACCGGCCGCGACGTGCACGCCTCGAGGCGCTCGACGGAGATCCAGACCTGGTGCGTCTCGGTCCAGATGCAGAAGTTGAGGCGCCGGACCAGCGAGTACTCGCTGGGCATCGAGAGCGCTTTCTCGGTGGCGTCCTGCAGGTACTTCGGCTGGATCACGATCCCGAGCGCTGGCGCCACCTTTGGCCACACGGCCGGATCGGTCCAGTCGTCGCAGGCCTTGCAGCCGTCCTTGGGCTGCCGGTAGCCCTCATGGTAGTGCTCCTCGCAGGGATCGAGGTGACAGATGTACGCGAACCACTGCTCGTCGACCAGGCTCCCGTCGAGGATCGCCAGGGACTTCTGGTGGAGCTGCCAGCAGTACGAGTTCCGGTCGGATCCGGAGTTCGTGTACTTCAACCCGAGCGGCTGGCGACGATTCTTGAACCCGCTCTCCGCCTTCGTGACGACCGTGCCGTCGCGGTGCTCGTGGATTTCGTCGGAGAGGACGTACTGCGGCCGCGGCCCGCTCTTGCTCTGATGCTGCGAGGACATCGCACGAAAGAAGGACCCCGACGGCGGGTGCGCGATGTTGTACTTGTCGGCGATGAACTCTTCGCGAAACGCCTCGTCGGGGCTGTCTTGCACCATCCGGATCGCGTCATTCAGGATGATCGACGCTTGGCCCTTGTCGAACCCGGTGCTGAAGATCGCCGCGTGGGGCTCGTCGTCGTAGCCGGCGCCGTAGATCCCGAGCCCGCCGGCGGACGGCGTTTTCCCGCTCCCCTTGCTCGTCTCGAAAAACCCGTGTTGAATCCTCCGAAGGCCGTCGCGCTCGCCGCCCCAGCACTTCCAGCCGTAGATGAACCCGTACGAGAACTGGAGCCACGGCGGGAGATGGAACGGCGCGCCAGACTCGAGCGGCAGAAACGTGGGGAAGAAGTCGATGATGTGCTGTGCCGCGGCCGCGTCGAAGGCGTAGGGGAACGCCTCGGTCTTCTGCCGCGCCAGATCCGTCAGGTGGCGCTGGCAGGCCTGGCGCACGGCCCGGCCGACGACGATGGTCCATGCCGCGATCTGCCGGGCGCGTGCTTCCAGCGCCGCTGGCGTGCGACCCGCCATCGGACCCGACGAGGTCAGGATGGTGCGGATCATCGGCAGCACGAGCTCGGCGTTGCGTTCGACGACGGCGCGCGCGTAGCGCGTGACCGGATCGTCGTGGACCGGCGCCTTTGGGGCGCGCTTTCCGCGCGGACGTTCGGCGGTGGCGGTCGTCATGCGCCCGTCTTCGCCTTCCGGAAGTTGTCCACCTGGGTCTGGGGACGCGTCGGCGTGACCTTCACGTTCGACCGCGAGCTGGGATCGAACCCGAACCGCCCGCCGAATTGCAGCATCAGCTGCCGCTCCTTCACCGCGGCGTTGCGGTAGCCCTTCGAGATCGCGAGCTCGAGGTTCTTGCCGGTCAGCCGTTCGAACTCACGCCAGCGCGCGTAGGACTTACAGAACGCCTCGAAGGCCGGCAGGTCGACGACGCGGAGCAACCCTGACCTGATCGCCGCCGGCGCGACCCGCTTCCAGATCTCACGCGCATCACCGGTCAGCCACTTCGGGCACTTGCCGAGCGCGGATGTCTCGCCGAGCGCCTCCGGCTGCGGCTCCTCGTGATTGATTTTTTTATGGCCTGGATTCCCGCGCAGCATCACCAGCGCGGTCGGCTGCGGAGGAAATCCTCTACGCCCCAAGAGCCCACCCCTCGCATGGAAGTCGATCGCCCTTTTCGTTGTTGCACGCTCGGCAAGCGCAGACCGTGTTCTCGTAGGTATGCTTCCCACCGCGAGAAAGCGGAATGACGTGATCGATCTCCGGAGCGTTCGACGCGTTCGTCGCGCGCAGCTCTCTCGGCGTGTCGCATCCACACCAGCGGCATTTCCAGCCGTCGCGGGCCAGAACATGGACAGGATCGAACCGACCCGCCAGCAGTTTCTGGCGACGCCGACGGTGTGGACCGCTCCCCTTCCGACGCCGCCCCTTCAGACGACAGGGTTCGGAGCAGAAGTGTTTGCGGGTCTTCGAGAGCGTAAACGGACGAGAGCAATGCCGGCAGGGCCGACTGATTCGAATGGCCAGGAGGCGCCGACGGTCTTGCCCCAGGGCGGTTGCGCATGCCGGCCGGCCACAACATCTCTGCCGAGGGATCGTTTTTGAGAATGGCTCACGGCAGGAGACGCAGAGCCCGGATCTCCAGGCTCCTGGCGACGTGGAATCCTCCGGCCGGTGACGATTGCGGCACGAATCGCAAAAGCGACGCGCCGGGCCTCGCCGGCCACGGGTCAACTCAGAGCCGCAATCCTGGCACGCCAATACCAGCGCCAGGGACGCGCCTGATGCCAGCCCCCCAGGAACACGGTATAGAGGCCCCCCCCCTATTGAAAAGTCAAGGGCGCATGCGCGAGTG